ATGAACACCTACCTTCTGGACTGGTTCAAAACCCTGACCTCGTGCAAGGACAGCATATTGTGCTGCCTTGTTATCTTCGCCACGACCAAAGGTAACAGTGATATCGTTTTTAATGATATCACCTAAGCCGTTATTACGAAGCCATGTAAAAGCTTGTTCCTGAACTTCAGGAATAATGGATGCACTGTAAAAAGGTTTAACCTCTACAGATTCACCATCTTTAAGCTTTAATTTTGTAATGTGCATTTCCTGCATCATGGCAGGAATTTCTATTTGAGAAAGTATTCTTGCTTGTTCTTTTAATTTATTTAAACTTTCTTCAGCATTTAAAATTTCGTCCTCTAAATCTTTTAACTTTAAAACTTTATCAGATAAAGTTTTTGCCGCATCAATTTGCGTTACTGATTCTACTCGGTCTTGTTCAAAATTTATTGTCATATTTTTATCTTTCTGTTCTGTATATTATAATCCTTTAAATTACGTTTGTCAAGTGCTCGTCTCAGATTTTTGATACAAGTCAATTTCAATTGGATAATATCTCCTTTCTTGTTTATCCCATTTTAATAATTTATACTTGCCATTTGTTATATCAGAAACTATTGAACACGCAACACCTATTATTGCAGGATCACCTGTAAGTAGTAAATAATCTTCTGAGGTGTAATCTTTTAGCAACTGTCGTAACTTAAATACAACAGGTCCTGCACTTAATATAATTTGTGCATTTTCTGGAAGCAGAACTTTTAGTGAACCAAACTGTGAAGCCCCAATAATATTTATTTTTGGTCTTCCTTCTCTTGTGCCTGGCACATCTTGAATAACGTAAACTTTATTTTTTTCCATTCTTGACTTCTTTTATATTAATGTGTTATACTAATCAATAGAAAGAACTAACTATTATATATGCATTATAAGTTTAAGACAAAGCCATTTGCACATCAATTAAAGGCATTAGAAATGTCTTGGGATAAGAAAGTATTTGCTTATTTTATGGAAATGGGGACCGGTAAGTCTAAAGTATTAATAGATAATATGTCAATGCTTTATGATAAAGGCCTTATAAATGGCGCCTTAATTATAGCTCCTAAAGGTGTTTATAAGAACTGGTTTGACTCTGAAATACCAACCCATATGCCAGATCATATAGAAAAGAAAATGGTATTATGGGAGTCCACTGCAAGTAAATCTAAAGAAAAAGAATTAAATATATTATTTAAATCCAGTTATGATCTTCATATTTTAATTATGAATGTTGAAGCATTGTCTACTAAAAAAGGAAAACAATTTGCAGAAAAATTTTTAAGTTGTCACAAAACTTTAATGGCAATAGATGAATCTACTACAATAAAAAATCCAGGCGCAATTAGAACTAAATCTATTATAGATTTAGGTAAAGATGTTAAATACAAAAGAATCTTAACAGGATCGCCGGTAACCAAATCTCCTTTAGATTTATTTACTCAATGTGCTTTTTTAGATCCATGGTTATTAGATCATCAATCTTATTATTCATTTAAAACTAGATACGCTATTACAAAACAAATAAATGTATCTGGTCGTATGATTCAAATTGTAGTGGGATATAGAAACCTACCAGAGCTTTCAGAAAAAATAAAACCATTCTCACATAGAGTTTTAAAAGATGATTGTTTAGATTTACCACCTAAAACTTATATGAAAAGAACTATTCAATTAACAGAAGAACAAAGAAAAGTTTATAAACAAATGAAAGAAATTGCACTTGCAACATTAAATGGAAAATTAACTACAACGCATAATGTTATAACTCAATTAATGAGATTACATCAAATAACTTGTGGTCATTTTAAATCTGATGATGGTCAAACACAAAAGATTGCAAGTAATAGACTAGATGAATTGATGGATGTTTTATCTGAAATGGAGGGTAAAGCAGTTATATGGGCTCATTATAGATATGATATAGAAGTTATTGTTGAAGCTATTAAAAAAGAATATGGAGATAATTCTGTTGTTACTTATTATGGAGATACATCTACAGATGATAGACAGAAAGCAATTAAACTAATTCAAGATCCAAATAGTCCGGTAAGATTTATTGTAGGCACACCTCAAACAGGTGGATATGGAATTACATTAACAGGTGCATCTACTATGATTTATTATTCTAATGGATATGACTTAGAAAAACGTCAACAATCAGAAGCTAGGATTGATCGTATTGGTCAAGAAAAACCAATGACTTATATTGATATTATAGCTGAAGGAACTGTTGATGAAAAAATTGTAAAAGCTTTAAGAACTAAAGTTGATATTGCAACTCAAATTATGGGAGAAGAGTTGAAGGAGTGGATATAAATTTCCACTCCTCCTCATTGTAAGGGAACATTATTTATAATTATTGTAAATAACTGCTGTTAAAATTATAACAGCGACTATAAAAATAAATGTTAATTGTAAAGGTATACTCATTATTTAATATCTACTTTAATACCTTCAACTTCTTTTGGTTCTTTGTAACCAAGTTTTATTTTTAATAAACCATCTTTCATTTCAGCTTCATCAACTACTACATCTTTAGCTAATTCAAACTGTTTGAAAAATTTTCTAAATGCAAGACCCTGTTTAACATAGTCTACATTTTTGTTATCTACTTTTCCTTCTACTGTTAAAATACCATCTTTAACTTCTACAAGAACATTTTCTTTGTTGTAGCCAGCTAAACCGATTTCTAATCCGTATTTACCTTTTGAGTATTTTACTACGTTGTAGAATGGAAATGATTGTACTTTTGACCACGTGTCAAAAATATTTTCAAAAGCATCATCAAAAAATTTTGTTGATCCATTGAACATTTGTTTGCTTAAATTATTGAAAACTTCTAGGTTTGTCATAATTATCTCCTTTGTTAAGCAAGTTAATTGACTCATCCACATGATGCAGTCTGGAAGATATATAAAGATTATTTATTAATTTTCAAGTACTGATTTTTCTCTAGTAATATGGCCAACAACTGTACCTTTGTGAATACCTTCTTTGATTCTATATCCGTGTGTACCACTACCATTAATCTCAACTTCTTTTCTACTTTTTAATAATGCATTATTTTTCTTTTCTATTTCTCTATTCTCATAATTTTTAACTATTGGATCTGTGTACGTTAATGTATGTATTTCTTGTAGATCATGTTCACGATCTAAAAATTTGTATTCTATTTTTGTAGTATTAAAATCTTTTTTAATTTTGTTGCATATTGTTTCAGGATCAAATTCGCCGCAGGAATAAACATCAAACTGCAGCAAGGCGGGGTCAGGTTCATCCCATACATGCATTACAATATGAGATGTTTCTATGATTGCAGCTCCGGTAATTCCACGATTACCAACCATGTGAGAATATTTAATATAAGGACCCATCATAACTTTCATACCTATTTCATTTATAAATTTTTGAAACCACTTGCGAAGAACAGCGACATCCATTGGAGGATTTTTTGCTTCTGCTCTTATGATAAGATGTTTATGTACTAAAACTTTATTCATAAACGCCTAATATAGTTTTTTAAAACTATAATCAATAGTTTATTTAATTAAATTAAAAGCCAGTGTGAGTAGAAGTGCTATGGTTGATCCCAGTCCCCCGATGATCCACCAAGTCAACTTATCAAATTTATTTTCAAATTTAGAATGCATCTGTGAAGATTCTTCTCTAAGTTCTCTTAAATCTCTTTTTACGCCAGTTATATGGCCATAAAGAGCTACAATATGTTCACCTGTTGTCTTTGGTTCTTTACCGTTTGCCATTATGCTAGTCCTTGTTGTCTTAATCTAATTGCTTTTTCAGCATCACTTAATAACCCAGTTTCTGTTGCAGTCAACCCTGTTTGTAAACCGGGAGCTACTGGTGGTTTAGATACTATTTGTGGATTAGGTTGTGGTTGTGGTGGTAATGGTTGTACGTTAGTTGCTGGTTGAGCTGGTAACTCGCTTCTACTATCTTTAATTAAATAATTTTCTAGTTTCATTATATTATTAAAATCATCTGTTAATCTTACTCGAGACATATCTCTTACCATTCTATCAAGAACTCTTTGAGTTGTTCTATCAAGAGGTCTATCATAAACTATTCCATCAAAATCTCTTAAAATGTTTTTATATTGTGTTTCAATTGTTTCTGTTTGTTTGTCTGTAAATTCAAAAGGATTAAATCTATTTCTTTGCAAATAATCAAATAAAGATCCTTTTTTTCTTTCATCATATAATTTTTCTAAATCTTTTCTTCTTACATTTAAAATTTGTGCAAATTCATTACCTTTTTTTAAATCTGCCATTAATTCAAATTTTTTTCTATTAGCGTAAAAAAAATTTTCAATTATATCATTACTGCTTATTCTTCCTCCTTTTGTTGTAGGCACAGAATATAATTTTCTAGTATCTGCTTCTCCTTGTAAATATTCATTAAGTTTAAAATCCATTTTTTTAAGTGGTTCTAATTTAATTTGTCTTAAACCATAAAAACCAGCTACTTCATCATCTACTTCATATTTTTCTCCTCTTTCTCCTGGTTCTCCTTCAATTGATTTTTTTAAACGCGCAGACTGTTTATAAGATCCTGGAGCAACTGATCCTACAAAATATTCCAATGCTGCTATTACTTTATCAGGTGCATCCATTTGTGGGTTCCATATTCTTTTACCATCTTTTGTTACTCCTCCTCTAACAACTAAATCATTAATAATTTGTAACCACATAGATTCACTAACAAATGGTTCCATTAATTTTCCAATACCTTTTATTAATCCTTTATATGTTGCAGGTATAATTGGAGCTTTTGGATCGTATGCTGTAGATATATTAACTTCAGCTATAATAGATTGAAAAGGAGAAGTTAAAGTATCATAAACAAATGATCCACTTCCATCTATATATTTAATATTACCATTTTCATCTTGAGTTAATATAAGAGTATTGTTTTTAGAAAAATCAGGAACAAAGTATCTAGATGCGGCTACCATTTTATTTGTAATACCATACACACCATGTACCATTGATTGAATAGCAGGTAACGATGCAGCAGTAACTGTTCCAAAGGTCATCATTCTTTTTACACCTTGTGAATGAAGTATTGGATCTCTAATTTCTTTTTGTGCAAGTTCAAATGTTTTTAATCCAGATCTTATAACAGATGCAGGCCATGACATAAAATTTCCAAGCGGTGTTCTTCGCATTGCTTTAATAAAATCACCAACGTACGCATAGTTAGGTAAAGTATCTCTTACAATTTTTGTAGCTTGTTTCATTATTTGTAAATCAGTAGGCATGTTTTTAAGTTTTCCTGATTTAACAGCGTTAGTGTAAAGATTTTTATAGGTATCAAATTCAGCAAACGTACTATAAATTTTCCAAATATCATCTTCTGCAACGTATAAATCAAATGCAACATTATAAAGTTTTTTCATTTTATCTCCAAATTTTCCAAATAATCTTGAATAAACATCTCCTGTTTTAGACATATCATCTATTAATCCTGCTATATCCGTAGCAATAGCACTAGAACTCATAACTCCTTCTTCTATTAAAAATCTAGCCATAGCTTGGTCTTTAGGTAAATTTCTATAAATAAGTTGTGGTTGAATAGTATTAAAAGCTCGTTTAAAATTATCAACTATTTTTCTAGGATCTTTAAATAAATTACCATTTGCTAAAACAAATTGCCCTTGCGTTACAAAATTTCTTGTATGCGTGAAAGGACCTAATACAGTTTTAGAAACTTGTGTTAACCCTTTTGGAATAAGAACTAAATGTTGATACCAAGTATTTCTTGCTAATTCATCAAATAATATTTTTTCAGAAAAATTTAAAGCATCAGCATATGGTTTAGATGTATATGTACCGTTTAATGGATTAGTATAAAATTCTTCTCCTATTGGTGATTTTATATTTAATCCACCTTTAGTAGTTATAATATCTTCACCACCTATAGTATTTCTTAAACCAGTTCTTGCTGCTGTAGGACTTTTATAAAATACACCCGGTCTGTTTTGTTTTATTAAATCATCATTAAGTTTTAAAATATTATTATAAAATGTATCTTTTGCAGTAAGAGTTGCAAGATCAGACATTGTACTTGCAATTGTGTTTCTTAAATCTCTTTTTTGTCCAAATAATCTTTGAAATGTTCTAACATCAGATTCTTTTTTAAAAAATTCTCCAGGTTTAAATTTTCCACCTTCAAAACTTTTAGCCATATTTACATACTGTATTCCATCTTCTGCTAATATACTTTGATTGTATAATGGAAATTCTGGTGCTCCTGTTATTGGATCTCTTCTTACATTTTTTAATATTGAATATAATTGATCATCTAATTCTTGAAATGTTAATTTAACTCCATTTTGAGACGCGTAACGTCCTAACACTTGTTTAGCTTCATCTACATATGATTGAATTGGTTTGTATTTTAACCATGGAAATATTTTAAAGTTATCTTCAAATATTCTATATTCTGATGTCCACACATTTTGCATTCTTTCAGACATAATTTTAGCAAACTCATTTGCTGCAACATTTATATTACCTCCTTCAAAAAATGTGTTTTTATAATTATTAAATACATTTCTAGTTTTTGCTAATTCTGAAACTAATGTTTCTATTTGATTGTCTACTAATCCAAGTTCTGTAGATGCAAATTTTCTAAACTCAGATAATTTTTTAGGATCAAAACCTTTAAATAAAAATTCTTTGCCTTTAACAATATCAGAGCCTGTAACAAGTAGTTCATCCATTCTACCTATTAATCTTTTTAATTGTGGAGTTCCTTTATTAATATTTGCTTCTTTTGCAACTTTAAGAAGTGCTGCATCTATATCTTTTATTAAATCTATTGAAGCAATTTGACCTGAAGATACTTTATTTTTTACCCTTTGAATTTCTTCAAATAATTCTTCTGGTTTTACACCTCGAGCTCTTAAAGGTGATATAAAATATTTTTCAACCCATCTATCTAAATCTTCGTTACTTGCATAAACGTCCTTAGCTTGTTTTCTTATAATTTTTCCAACAAGTCCACCTGTCCATAAAATAGGCCAAGTTATTAAACCTGATTCTATTCCTAATTTTGCCCTATTCCAAAGTCTCCTAGCTGCTTCATCTTGTGGGTCTATTTTTCTTTGTTCATCTAATCCAAGGATACCTAATGTGCTTTCAAATCTAGTTCCTTCAAACCAATCAGATAATGTTCCAAAATCTTCTGGATCAGCAACAGCAGCCATACCAAGACCTCCACCAATCATAAAAGATGCAAACTTTTGTTTACCACTCAATTGATTTAATTTTATTGCTTCTTTTGTTGCTTGTTCTAAATTTTTACTCGCTGTCGCAACTTTACCTGCTCTAGCTGCTTGAAAATATCTATTTGCAGTTTTAAATCCCCAATCAGTTAATAATTGTGTTGGTTTAGAAAGTCCAAATATTTGAACTGCAGCTGATGTTAATTTACCTGCAGCATCTGAAAACGCTATTTCTTCAGCTTCTGTTCCAATTTTACCAAGTATGCTATCTGTAAAATATTTTTCTACTTTTGCAACTGCACTTTTATCTGGATCAATTCCAGATCCTCGTGCAAGGTCTATTATTTCTGATGCAATGTTAACTGGAAATTTAGTTAATTTAATATTTCCATCTATTAATGCAGCTACAAAACTTTCTGTTGTTGAAAAATTATCAACTGGTTCAACTTCTTTATCCGTTGCTTTTCTATAAAGTCTTTCAATAACTCTTTGTGCGGGTATTCCAAAATCACCTTGAAGTTCTATATCAGGTCCAAATATAGCTGCTTCTAACTTAGATCTATCTTTATATCTAGGTCCTTTTGCAAGTCTTTCCTCAATAGTTGGTTCTCGACGCTCGACTGTAGGTTTTGGTGCCTTGTAAGTTAATCCATCTGTAACTTCTTGTGGAGTTACATATTCACTAAAATCAGATACATTTGGAATTGGTTTATCTACTTTAGAAAATACTTGATTATCTTCTGCATTCTTTAATTCTTCAATGCCTTCGAAGTTTTCGTCTTGCATAAAACTCCTTTAATAATATTTGCCTATACCAACAAATGTTTTTTTATTACCTTCTCCTTGAACTATATAAAATTGTTTATCTACCGGATTAACATAAATTTTTCCTGTTTGGTAATCTTGTGCTGCTTGTGAGTTAATATCAAATATTTTTGGATTATCTTTTCTTGGAGTAATATCTTCTGTTATTATAATTTCACTACCTTTTGTAGGAAGATTACCTAAAATTTCTTTATCAACTTCTCCTTTTTCAAGTCTTAATCTAAATTTACCTACATTTAATCTCTGAGTTGCACTATTTACTTTATTTTCTTTACCCCAATCTTCACCATATTTTCTAATTAAAGCTACATCAGAATAATCTTTTAAATCTGAAGATTCTATTTTTCTTTTTGCTACCATTGCTAAATAATCTTCTGCTGTTCCACCATATTTTTGTGCATATGCTTTAGCAATCTTCATAGCATCTGTATCTTTTTCTTTTCCAAAAGCGCTTAATAATTTTAATTCTAAAGCTGCTTCTGTGTCTTGATCTGCATATAATTGTTCTGTAGGTTTTTTAGCAGCTTCCGCAACTGTAGCTAATGCACCAAATTTACCACCTCTTGGTCTAGCTGACATATAATTTAATCCAAAGTTAATTAAAAATTTACCAAGTGGATCTCCTCTTTGACTTAAATATCTTTGTCTTAATCTTTTTCCAAGTGGACTTAATCCTAATTCATCAGCAATATCTCCTTCTTTTATTTTTTCAATTATTTTACTTTTATTTAATGTGGTGCTTTTATCAGAATCAACATCTACATTGTCTATTTTATTTGATAAACCTAATCCTAAAAAATTACTTTTATTTTCATCTTCTAATAATCCTCCATAATAATTTGAAGATAAATTACGTAAACCACCTTCTTCTCTACTATCTCCTAAAAAACCAAAATCAAATTCTGAATCTACAGGACCAGCCTTTTCATATTGTTTTCTAGGCACAGACATAATACCTTCATTACTTGTAGATCCACCTCTGAACATTGGTCTTCTTAATATTCTAGACATTATCCTTTACCAAATAATGGAGTAGGAACAAAAGATCTATATATACCTGCTAATGTAGCAAGAGTTCCTAATCCTGTTTGTAAAGCAGTAGGAGAAGGTGTTACTGAAATTTGTTCTCTTCCAGGATATCCTTGAATTAAAGGTTGGATACCTGCTCCAAATTGTTGCGCAGTTTGTAATGGTTGATATATTCTTTGGAATTCTAATTGTTTTTGTGCTTCTAATTCTGCTTGTCTCTGAGCTTGTTGTTGTTGACCTAATGCACTAAGTCCTGAAATTTGTGAACCTAATAATCCTTGAGCTTGACCAGCTAATCCTAATTGTTGATTATATTGTTGACTTGCTAATTGTTGAGCTTGACCAAATCCTTGTTGTTGTAATTGTGCTTGAAGTAATGCTCTATTTAAATCTGATTGTGTTTGATATTCTGCTCTTTGAACACCTTCTCGTCCACCACCATAAGCTCCAGCTCCAATTGCTTGTGCTGCTAATGCAGGTAAACCTTTTTGTGCTTGAATATCATATTGTCTTAAAGTTGTATTAATAACATCTTGTTGGTATGGAGACATAAATTGTTGATATGCCTGTGGTCCAGTTGCAGCTTGTGCAGCTTGTAAAAAAGGTTGATATGCACCAAGTCCTTGTCCTAATTGTTGTGCTTGCTGTTGAAGTGCAGTTTCTGGTGCAACAAATTGTGGCCCATAAATTTTAGATACATCTAATCCTTTTAATCCACCGATAGCTGATGTTAATTGTTCGCCGTAAGTTTTACCTAAGGCTTCTATATACGGTGCGGGTAATACTTGTGTTTGTTGTACTTCAGCCATTATGCTCTAGCTCCTCGTTCCATTTTTCTACCTTTTGCTTCTAATTGTTTCATTAATTTATACATTTTAGCAGCTCCTTGTCTCGCGCTACCACCACCTGCAGCCTTGACTGCACGTGAAGTAAATACAAATTCATCTTTTGCAAGCATTGCCGGAACATCATCTACTCGTTCCTTTTTACCATATGGAATATAACCACCTGTTTTTCTTGCATCTAATTCTATAATACCACCTTCAATTTGTCTAGCAGGAGGAATCATTGATCCACCTTTTGCTGCAAATGTTGTATCTTCTTGCATAGGAGCTTTACCAAATTTTTCTTTAATAAATTCAATTAACATATCTACTTCTTCTGGTGTTAACTGATGTAATGGTCTTTTAAATACATCTAACGCTGCTTGATTTAATTCATCTTGTTGAGTTGGATTAGATCTTGGACTTACCATTCCAGCTCCTTTATATCCTAATCTTGCAATACCCCCTTCAGCAAAAGTATTTCCTTGTCCTAATCCACCATATTCAGCAGTGTTTAATCTAACGAATTGAGATACTTGATCTGGTGTAGCATCTGGATTTAAATTTTTATAGTATTGTTCTAAATAAGGTCCAGCACTTTGTAAACGTTGTTGATATTGTTCATCTGTTTCTTCTGGTTTTTTAGCTCCTAATAATGATCCTAAAGCAGCACCTATTCCTCCAGCTCCTAATAATCCTAACACTCCTTTATTATCTCCACTAGCAAGACTAGCTACTGTAGTTAATGGACTACCTATAACTTTTCCAATCGTTCCCATTATTCCTGTACCAGTTCCAAGACTTGATCCAAATCCTCCAGTTAAACCTAAATTACCAAATAATCCTTTTGATCCACCTACTAATGCATCTCCTAAAGCAGGAGTTCCAAATAATCCTTGACCAATTACAGAAGAACCAAGATTAAAAGAACCTGTTCCTCCTAACAATCCAGGTCCTGCTGGTCCTCCAAAAAGAGAAAATCCTCCTGGAGATAATCCAAATCCACCACCACCTGCATATATTGCAGCAGCTGTTAATGCTAATTTTCCAATTGGAGATTTAACAACTGATTTAACTGCACTTGCTACTCCTTTAACTGCACCTGTAACTGCCTTAGCAATCTTACCTACAAAATAACCTTGTCTTGGATATAAACCTGCAATACCACCTTTTGCCATTCCTTGAACTTGTTCATCACCTTGTTCAGCTTGTTCTAATTGATTTGCAAATTCTTCAACAGCAGGCTCACCACCTTGAGCAAATATTTGTAAAATTTGTAATGCTAATTGTTGAGCTTGTTCTGGTGGAATTCCATTTTCAATTAATATTTGAATGATAGTTTGTAATGCTTGTTGTTGATCCATTTGTCCCATTTGAGACATTTCAGATCCTTGTGATGGAAGAGTTACTCCACCTGATTCATATCCAAATCTTGAAAATGTAGTTGCAAGAGGAGATGTCATATTATTAGCAGGTTCACCAATTGATTGCTCTGCTTGATCTAAAAGACCACCTATATTTTCTATTCTTGGAATGATTGGTTCCTCACCTTTATAAAAATTTGTTATTCCACCTTCTTGATAACCTGGTCTTGATAATGGAGTTCCACCAGCTTTTCTCAATCCTGTTTGACCGTAATTTAATAAATCACTAGATGCTGCACTACCTGTTGTAGTAAATATAGGTTGCTGTTGTTGTGGAATCTGTAATGGTTGACCATAATCCATAGGCATAGCGCTAATGCCTCCCATTTGATAACCAAGTCTTGCAATACCACCCGATGCCATTTGCATCATGCTTTGTGGTTGTGTTTGTTGATTATAAGCCTGTAGTCCTTGACTAACTATCATGTCAGCTTGGTCAGGGCTTAATCCTTGTTGGTTTATAAAAAAATTTCGTGCCGTAGCTATAGAATCCATATTTAATAAATTAGTTAATTATAGGCAGGCACATAGTCCTGAAAACGTATACTTTACTTGTTTTTCTGTTGGTCGTCAACGGTTTTAACAAATTCTAAATTGTCTTTTAATCTACCATTATATTGGTATTCGCCGACGTGTGTTATAAAATCATCTATATAACAATAACATTTTCCACCAATTGCAGTCCATTTTTTACAGAATCCAAAGTCTTCTCCGTAATACTTTTTAGATTGTGGATCATGAACTGTGTCAAAGAAATTGTACATATATGGATTAGTTTTAGCTTCTCCATTTACGATTGTCGCTTGATCTATTCTATCATCTGGATATGCTTTAATCATCTTATCAAATACTTGTCTTTTAATTAACATACATCCCGTGGGCGCGTGCGAGACTTCTATTAAACCATCTACTACACTTATTTCTTTTTTAGTATCATCTACAATACCATCCATCTTTATTGGATAAATAAATCCAGCTCTCATTAATTCATCTTTATCTTTAATTTTACCTTTTTGTAATCTTTCCCATATTTGATCCCAATGAATATGTTTCATAGGATAAGGGGTTGCTATCACTTCCTTATTAAACTTTAACATCTTAATAATAGTGTCAAATTTAAAATCAATATCTGAATCTATAAATAACATATGTGTATAATTACCAGGATCTCCTAAAAAGTTAGCAACACATAAGTTTCTTCCTTGTGTAACTAAAGATGATTTAAGAAGTGAGAATGAAACCATAATTCCATTCATCATACAGTTTTGTTGAAACTTTAATAATGCTTGTGTGTAATGAATTGAACATTCACTATGAACCGGAGTTGCTACATAGATCCTCGTTTCTGGTTCCTTTAATTTTGTAGTAAAGTCGTTTGTTTCTGTTTTAAACCAAATAGGCTTACTTGCGTCCTGCATTGACCACTCCTTGTAAAAATCTATTCCAAATGTTTTTTCTTAAATCCCAAGAATAGAACTTGTTTGTAAAATCTATTTGCATTCTTAAATGATCTTTAACACCACTATCTCCAAGTCTATCTGCAGCTACATCAATGACTGATGCAAATGTATGAGCTAGTTTTATATAATCTTTTTCAAATGGAACATAAGTTATAAATTCAGAACCTGTTTCATATAAAGCACCATAATCAGTAGTTACACAATATAATCCTGCAGCCATAGCTTCTATTGCTGCAATACAAGACGTTTCTTCCCAAATGTTTGGATATATAAACATATGATAATTTTTTAAATTATCCTTTATAAATTCATTTGGCTTATATCCAACATAACTAACATTCTTTAATGCAGCAGCTTGATTATATAATCCTTGAAATTTATCATCATTAGCTGATTTAAATTGATCTCCATATACTTGAGTTGATGAATAAACATCTAAATGAACAGATGTATTTTTAACAAGTTGCATTGCAGCAAGTAATACATTTAATCCTCGCCACGGCGTTGAAGTATAAATTAATTTTACCGGATCTCCTTTAATATGTTCTAATTTTCTAGACTCTAATTTATCTATTGCATTTTTAATAACCAAACATCTATCTGTTGGTATATCAAACATCATTCTAAATTTTTCATAACACCAATGTGAGTTAAATACATACCAATCATATTTTTTATGATTATCTTTATTTTGAAACCATGGTGCTAGATTTGCTTGATCATATGAATTTTGTTGCCAAAGTATATTTGGTTTAGTTGGATGTAAGGGTACTTTCTCTGGTACAGATGTAGTTATTTGTACTTTATCTAATAAATTTTTATCTGCATATTTATGCAATAACTCTACTTGTAATTCTGTACCACCTCTTGGATTCATTTTTGATTCATTACTTTCTCTAATAACTCTAAACCTTTATTTGTAATAGTAACTGCTAAATCTTTTTGTAAATCTTCAATTTTATTTTCTTTTAAGAAGTCTTCCATATTATTATAAGTCTTTCCTGTTTTCTTACTTTTAATAATTTCTACTGTCTGACATTCTATCTTTGGTAGATTATCCATTTTCTCCTGTTCTGTCTATTAATGCATAACTGATAACGCCTTTAATAACATTAACAGTTGGTGTTTGAGCTAATATAGCATCTCCTTCTTCTAAATTCAAGACTGTCTGAGCAGCATTTCCATTACATAGTCCTGGAATAGATGCATGTAGAAATTGATAATTTGTAGTCGCTGATGAATCATAAATATACATATCTAATTCAGCTGCAGTTGAACTATCGTTTGTTACAGCAATGTCTTTAACAATTGCAACAGATGAAGTGTTAATAGTTAACACTGTTGTTAAGTTTGTTGTTGATAAAACAAATCCCTGATTTTTATAAAATATAGCCATGTTATACCGTTAAGTCGTAAAATGAAATTGATCCTAATGCATCTCCTGTAGTTGCACCAGATACTACTCTAATTCCTAATGTAAATGTATCAGATACTCCAGCTAAAGATGTTCCTAATTGATATGCAAAGTTATATCCTGTTGGAGCTGCTAATACTGCTCTTCCTTGTGCAGATGATGTTACATAATCATTTTGATAAATACCATCAACAGAAGTTGTCATTGCGGTAGCAGTTACATCATATTCCATATTAGTTGATAAAGATGTCCAAGAAGCTCCTGTTAATGTAGAATTTTTCATAATGCATATTTCATAATTTTGATTTGTTGTAGGTAATACGTTTACTCTATTTAATAATACAACTGCACCTGCAGCTGTTGATTTAAGTCTAATAGATACAAGAGGTAAAAATGTAGTTGAAATAGTACCAAGTAATGCAGTTCTTCTTGCAATAGTATCTTGAACAGTTTGTTGATAACCACCTTCTGAAATAACAGTTGAACAAATTTGTTTTAATGTAGAAGCATCTGCTGTTGTATCTGTATTTTCAATTTCATATCTAACCGGAAGTATAGCTGTTTCCATATATACTTTTGTTCTTCCAGTTTGGTTTGCACATTGAAAAGTATGACAAACTATAAATGCTCCATTAATAACAAATCCGCATCTAACATTACCAACTCCTAACCATTCTATATCTGACCAAAATATTTGAACTGCATCTAAATCTAAACTAATTCCACTAGGTCCTGTTCCATTTAATTTATCTCCATTCCAACTAGATTGTGATACTGTATTTGCATTAGAAGGAGTACCTGATGTATTTGTTCTTATTGTAATTGATGGTTCAGATAATCCATTTTGTTCTAAATAAATACCATTGTTTTCATCAAAATAACCAATTCTTTGTCTAAGATTTGCTTTAGCTGCATTCATACAAAAAGTCGTAAGAATAAGTAAACTTTTACCAGGTTGATATGGCATTCTTCTAAATGTTTGTCTTACAGTTTTGCCACCGGATACTGTACCAACATTCATGTTTACTGAAGATTCATTTGTAGCAAATGTAACTGAAGATCCTGATCCTGTAGTAGATGAACTAAATTGATCATCTTCTGCATATCTATTTTGTGAATCAAATAATGTAAAAGGTTCAGATATTCTAAGTCTTCCAAATGCATCATAAGCAGTAGAACCTGATCCACCTGCTATTTCAATAGGCTGTTGTGGACAGAAAGATCCAGATTGTGTTCCATATATAAATTGTGTCATAGCAGATTGTTGATTAATTAAATCTTGTTGATATCCAAAGTTAAGTTGATCTTTAATTGTATTAATTGCTTCAAGTATTTGTCTTTGATTATTAACATCATAATTCTGTGTAGGCTCTGGTATATATGCCGTTATCTTTGCCATTATCTTCTTCCGCCTGCTTCAATATCTAATCTCAAAGTTCCATATCTCCAAGTTTCACCCACTGCATCATTTTCTATTTTTAAACTTACCTGTCTTCCTCGCACGCGCGTATCTACTTTATCAGTTGAAGATGTAATTGTAAAAGGTCCTGTAATTAATGGTGGTGTTGTAGAAGGAGTTGATTCACTATTTGCTGGATAGTCTCTAAAGAATAAAGTTATCTTTGCATTGCCTTCTAAACTTTTAAAGTCTGGAATAAATCGTTTAACACGCATTATTAATTGACCATCTCCGCCTAATCCTTGTTCTGATATATCGTAATCTCCTGATTTAATATAAGCAGCTATTGCTGTTTGATTACCATTTGCATCTACTTCATTAACACCTATTTCATGTTCCCAGTATTTAGTTGAACCTGGTAAATTACTTACACCATTAATTGTTGGAAAAGTTGGTGTGGCTGTTGCATTGTATTGTGTGGCATAAGGTAAATCAAAAGTTGTTGCATCATTATAAGTTGTTCTAGTTAAAGATCCAACGGCCCAAGTATTTTCAACAAAATTATAAACAACGTTTCTATCTAATTGAGTTGAACCTGCTTTTGCATAAAACCAACCAACTTCATTAAATAATGAATTGTGATAAGCAAAAGTAATTTGACTTGCATCATAGTTAATTCCTAAATTGTCCCCAGTATCTGTAAATACAAAGTCTTCAACAAGTGATGGTAATTGTTTTACCGTTCCATCAAATGCAAAGAATCCACCACCAAATCCAATCCAGAAGACTGCTCCTTGTGCAAACACCATTGCATGTTGACCAATACAACCGCAATTAGTTCCAACTTGTCTAACTGAAAATGTAAATGGAGGGCCAACAAATTGAATAGTATATGCTGCCTGATCTGTTAAAACAAAGATGTAATCTTTACCTTGTATTGCTCCTATAATCTCGTTGCCCGTATCTAGCCTGAATGTTCCTGCAGTATTAGTCACCGTTGGATTCCAAGTATTAATATCTTCTTGATTTGAAAATCTTATAAACATCGGGTCTTGTGTTGATGGATCTCCAATGGTTGTTTCTGTTCCCATTAAGAATAAATGTCTATCTCTATCTGATACAACACTCATAATTGAAGCTGTTGGAGCATTTGCAACAACGGTTGCCCTTGTTAATAATCTTAAAGGAATAGAAGGGTCCCAAGTAAATGTTTTACCATTCTTAACTGTTGCAACTAAAATCTGTCCATAATTATCAATTGACCAAGAACCTGGCGCTAATATCACACCTGCAGTATTTGATTCTTCTCCCCAATCAACCCAACTTGTTGCATTTGTAACGGTTGCATTATCTGAATGAGATGCAGCTGTTGATCCATTTGCACCTCTAGTGCATCCTAAAAATTGAGTTGCAGTTTTACCTGAATAAGTAATTAATTCTGTATCAATATCTATTCGACCCGATGTTGGAAACGCGGCTGTAGAATCTACAGTAATTGTTGTAACTGCATTATTAATAGCTCCATCTAATAATGTGGTAGCTGAAGTTGGAATAGTTCCACCCCAATATCCTGTACCATAACCAAAGGCTGGAGTTTGAAATGTTGGCCCAATAGAAATATAAGGATCCACTGTTAAATTTCCACCTGCAGTAACACCTGTGCCTGACTCATTAGATGGCATCGTAAGTGTAAAAGTACCTGATGTAGGAACTGATTTAACTTCAAAAACGTTTGTTGTAAAACTTGCTGATGTATAACTTGTAGTAGGCGATCCTGGTGTTGTTGCTGCAGAAAATATTAAATAATCTCCTACCTCTAATCCATGCGCTGCTTTAGTAATTGTAACAGTTGATGATCCTGTTGTTGATGTATAAGTACAAGATGTTAGTGCAGTATCAAGGGGTGTAATATCATAAAAAGAACCTTCATAATAAATAACTAATAATTTTGAAGTACCGATTGCTGCATATTTTTTACCATCTAATGCTGTCCAAGTATGCTGGTCTCGTGCAGGACCTGCTAAGGTGCTAGAGACGAGTTGCTGGTATCCACCTATTTTCTGTGGTTCACCATAACGAAATCTTATATTATCACCATCAATCCATTGCCCTTCGGCTCCGGTTGCAGTTTGTTGTTTATTAAATCCAGGTTTAAATTGTATCTTTTGTAGTGGCATAACCCTCTATTATACTTATAAATACAGTAAATACCAGAGGAGCTTGAGGTAGAATTGGTGGTAAGCTCCTCTAGTAAGAGGATTCTATATCACTTTTTAAACCAAGCGGGAAGTCCTAAATGAGGTCTACGATCGTATATATTTTCTTTAGATCCTTTAGTTTCAACATTATTGTAATGTAAGAATACTTGACCACAATCATCAAAGGTTAATTTTTCTCTCCAATGTTCTAATTCATTTCCACGATATACTAACATATCACCTGGCTCTAACATTACTTTAACACCTTTAGCTTTTGATGGTTTGTAATTACCAGTCTTTTCATCTACACCACCTTGTGATGCATCTGGTTCTAAATATATTGGCCAACAACCACCACCTAAATGCATAGTTGTAGATATCTCACAACTGAATCTATCTTTATGACGATGTAATACATCTCCTTTTTTATAAATTCTAGCGTAAGAATAATTTGAATTTAATTTTAATCCTGTTGTCTCTTCCATGATAGGAAGTAATTTTACAAGTAATGTTTCCATTACAATATCAGAATAATGTGAATATGTTTCTGGAACTTGAGCATCGTTCCACACGCCAAAATATTCAGTAAATTGACTAATGTATTTTGTATCAAACATTGTTCTTGCAACTTTTCTTTTCATCATGAAATAATCATAACAAAATTTAGCAAGATCCTCTGATATCGCTCCTTTTATAATTGCATATTTATTTTTCTTAAAACTCATACTTCTCCTTTAGTTTGTTTTCTTACAGTATCTGTAATCATTCTTCTCACAGCTTGTAGATTAAAATGTATAAATCTAAAAGGTTCTACACCATCATCTACCACATATTGATGTTCCATGTAAGCTGGAAAGAATATCATTGTACCTGGTTTTGGTCGGTAATGAATTTGATGTGTTCCTAAAGTAATTTCTTTTTCATCTTTTAATGGTAATTGTGTAATTAGTTTAGCTGGTCTTGGATCGTGGAAAACAGGCATTGAAGTTTTTTCACTACATTTTAAAAAATAAAAACCAGATATATGGTTATCATAGTGCATATGTCCTTCGTGATGCCCGCCGCCTTTTTCACCAAATTCCTGTACCCAGAATTCAGTCCAAAATAATTCATAGTTAGTTAAATCATATCCCATATGATCTAGACAATTCCAACTAGTTGCTCCGATATAATCTTGTAATTCTTTTAAAGCAGGATCTCCAACTAAAGATGTAGAATGATAACTCATTCCATGATCTCCTATTTTTTTACCAAATTTCTTTTCTCGTTCTTTAATAATTTTTGCATTATTCTTCTTTGCGTCTTTAATATATTTATCACAAATCTTATTTGTATCATCTACCCATTCTGGAATTTCTATAGAATAGACTGGTGAACTAAAATAAACTGAAGCTTGTAATTGATCTGTTTTTGCCATTATCTAAATGGATATCCAAGGTTCCAAATCACCAATGAATATCTTGTTCCTTTCGTTACAGGTTTAACTCTATGCCATACATGAGATGGAAATACAACTATACTCCCACGTGGTTTAATTTCAGCACATTTTCTAACTGATTGTTTATCAGGATCCATATTTCTAAAATCAAATTCTAATTCTCCACCTTCATAATCTTCTGGTGCTGATAAGGAACATGTAACAGATAATTTTCTAATTTTTCCATTAGTGTCTTTATTATCTGGATTTGCATATGGAGCTTCCCAACTATCACAATGCCAATCATAAAATTGATTTAATTTATATTTTGTAAATTGACATGACTCACTGAAATCCCAATCAAAATTCCAACCTGCTAATCTATTTGCTTGATGTATAAATGGTTGAATTTCTTTATAAATCCAACGATCGTTTAACCAAACAATATTTGAATCTCTTTTCTTTTTTAAATCTTTTAAATCTTCGTCAGATAAATTTTTACCTTTATTAATTTTTTCAGTTTGACCACCAGTAAGAGCTAATTGTTCTTGCTGTGCAATTCCATATTTAATTAACTCATCACAAAATCTAGGTGTGAGTGCACTTTGAAAATAGTAATAATAATTCTGTAGATTCATTCTAATGACTATATATTAATTTTTACAGTGTTTGTAAAGAGTGAATTAACTTATCGTTAAATCTCCAGAAACCGTGAATACCGCCACTTTACAACCTCCAGCTGGTGCCGGTAATGTTGTAACTGTGTTTGTACCTGGACTTGCTGCAATAGATGCTCCTCCTGGAGCTCTTACAATAACAATTCCCGATCCACCGGCAGCTCCTCCACTACCATATCCAGGACCTCCACCACCTCCTCCACCTGTATTAACTGTTCCAGCTTGAACACAAGCACCAGGATTTGTTGGGCCAGAATTTCCACCACCACCTGCTCCACCTGTTCCTGAAGTTGGAGCACATGGACTTGAACTTCCTCCTCCACCTCCTGCAAAATATCTTCCTGGAGCTGGACCTGGTGTTCCAACTGTTGGGCTGTCATAAATTACGTTTGGAGAACCTACTCCTCCATTTCCTCCTTGAGATCCAGATCTATCTGAACCTACTCCACCTGCTCCTCCTCCGCCTCCTGCTGATCCATTTGATTGTGGTGCTGATCCAAGTCCTCCTGTATTTCCTTGAGGTGGACTTGTTGGAGGAGAATTACCCGTTCCTGCTGTTCCAGATCCTCCTGCTACTGTTTCTCCTGATCCACCTCCGCCTGAACCACCAGGTGAAGCATTTCCTGGTCCTCCAGGTGGTCCACCTCCTTTACCACCACCTGTACTTGTAATTGTTGAAAAAATTGATGGACTTCCACTTACTGCAGCAGCTGGTCCACCACCAGCACCACCTCCTCCAATAGTAATTGGAGTACTAAATGGTCCATATCCTGTTAATGTTAATTTTGTTCCACCAGGGAAAGATGTTCTAAAACCACCTGCTCCACCACCTCCACCATGATTAAATCCTCCACCGCCACCACCGGCCACGACTAAATAATCTACGTCAACTGAAATTTGTGGTGTTGGCCACGTTCCTTGTTTCCTGCTTCTAAATTGTGCACTCAACGGCCACGATCCACTGGCCTTGTTTAATTCTTTTACGATAACGATTCCTGAACCGCCGGCTTTTCCAACACCAGTAGCACATCCTCTACCACCTCCACCACCACCTCCAGTATTTGCAGTTCCTGCTGTTGCACAATTAACTGATGTATTGGTACCATTACCTCCACCTCCAGTTCCTCCTGCTCCACCTCCTCCTGGTGAGCCACAACGACAAGTTCCACCTCCACCACCTCCACCATAAATTCCTGAATTAGGTAATCCTGGTCCAAAAATTGGTGTTAAATCTCTTCCTGCTCCTCCTGCTCCAGCTGTACTTGTTACAGCATTTGAACCAACAGCTCCTGCTCCTCCACCTCCTCCACCTGTTGTAAATGTGGCAGAATCTGTAGCTCCAGTTCCACCTGTATTTCCTTGTGATGGACTAACTGGTGGTGTATTTCCTGCTCCTCCAACTCCAGTTCCTCTTCCTCCTCCACCTGATCCTCCTGCAGCTCCAGCTGCTGTTGGACCAATAGGTCCACCTCCTCCTCCACCTGCTGAAGTGATTGTTGAAAATGTTGAATCTGTTCCTGATGCACCTGGTAAAGGAGTTGAAGCACCTGCTGCTCCACCTCCACCAACTGTTACTGGATATGCTGTTGCTCCACAAACTGAAATACACGTTGAAGTTCTTAAACCACCTGCTCCACCACCTCCAACATATCCACCTCCCCCACCTCCACCAGCTACAACTGCAACAGATGCAATTCTAGTTCCAGGTTGCGTGGTTAATGGGCTTGATGACGTTTTAGATGTGACAGTACACTTTCCAAACGATGTTGGATTGACTACGCCTATGATACCGCCATTGGGTGATCCCATGATCTTACTCCGTTTTTAAAATTCTTTAATTGCCTGTAGCAATCCAAGATGAAGTTTCAGGTGACCAAGCGAATGAATTATTTTGATCGTCTTTACCAATCCATCTTTGTCCAGCTTCATCCCAAGAAATCCTGTATCTTACATTATCTCCATAAGTTGTAACTGTTGGATATGCAACGGGTGCTTGCCAGTCGTCATTAGCATCGAGTGACCAAGATGCAAAAGGTTGAGGTGCAATGAATTTGTTTTTAACAGAATCAAACGTATAACCAATTCCAGCGTATTGTTTTCTGAAATTATTGTTATAAGAAGTTTGAACCCATCTGTTACCAGATGTAAAAGGAACTATAGATTTAACTTTTTCTTCAGCTCCAACTGATTGATCACCACCGTTTGCGTTGACGTCATTATTATCAATAACAACTACTCTTAATACTAAACCATAACTGTTTACTTCTGCAAAATGTGCCATATTTTTTAACTCCTATTTGTTATTATAATACAATTTTTTATAAAATGAAAGTGCATAATTTTATAAAAAATTGTATTA